ATTAGGCAAATGCACGTTCACCTTGCTTGCGTAGAGCAGCAATACCAGCGGCAACGATACGCTTGGTAGGTGAGCCTAAGCGATAGAAAGAAACCTTATCGCCATTAGCATTAACACGGCTATTCAAATAGATAGCGTGACCTTCATTACGCAACTCATTGATTGTTGCTGAAGGATTTGCAATTCCAAAAACAGATTGCATCTTTGCAGCTGTCAATGTGTTATAGGAACTATCTTTTGCCAAATATGACAATACTTTTTGCTTTGCAGACATTATTAAAAACTCCATTATTTAAACGAACCACTTTCAAAAAAATCTAAGGTGCGGTTCAAACCTCAGATATGTATAATAATAACAGATAAAGAAGAACAAGTCAAGCGTTTTACGGCAGACTTGTTCACTATTGCCTCAATTAGAACGGAGACTGTTCTTCTTTAGGTTCTTCAGGCAAGGTAATTGTTTCAAGTGTTTGTGCCATCAATGTTTCCGTATTAGCACCAGCATCCACTTTAGTGTAGAGGTCAAGGAAAGACATCTTGGTGTCATCATCAAAACGATTTAAGCACAACTCAATGGCCTTCATACGATTACCAAACACACCATAAGTCTTACTGATATGCACCAAACGGCGAGTAGAAATCACTTCGTCAACTCCGCCTTCTACAAAGGTTTTACGAATTACATCTGCCCAAGTTACCAATTTCTCGGCGAATTCATCATCAGCTTTACCGTGAGTAGATAATTCTTTTTTGATAATCTTACGCTCAACGGCAACTGGTGGCCAATCTTGTTCGTAGGTATTAAGGAATCTTTCCAAGAAAGCTTCGTTAAGAACATTGGTAAACATATAACGACCATCGTCTGAGCCTTTACCTTTAGTATTAGCAGTAGCGATGATAGTAAAACCTTCAGCAGGTGCAACCATTTCATTTTTCTTTTTGAGCAAGAATGGTTTGCCTTCTAATACCCTTTGTAAACAGGAAAGATTCTGAGCACCATAATCAATCTCATCAACGCAAAGTACCGCACCTTGACGAGCAGCTACAGTAACGGGGCCATCTCGCCATTCCATTTGGCCGTTGATAAGCACAAAGTTACCAAGTAAATCTGATTCATCGGTTTCTGGTGTCATTGATACGCAAACGAATTTACGACCAAGTTTGGCACAAGCCTGTTCAGCAGACATTGTTTTACCATTACCTGAATGACCAGTAATAAAGATAGGATAGAATTTTTTACTTGCAATAATTGAAAGCAAGTCATCAAAGTTACCAAACGGTACATAATTTTTATAAGCGGCAGGAACCAAATTCTCGGTTTCAAGGTCGGTAATAACATTAGTAATACGATGGCCGCCATTTGGCACAATATTTTTTTCTGGCATTTTCATAACCTGTGCTGACATATCAATTGTTTCAGCAACTGGTGCTGATGTTGCCAAACCTGGCACTTTATATAGACCACGACCTACACGGTTCGATTCATCTTTAGTAAACCATTGTGCGCCTGAAATACCTAATTTAGCACAAATAGATTTAATCTCTGATTTTGTAACTGTGCCTTTGCCAGTAGCAACCAACATAGCACTAAACTTTTCTTTTAACTCAACACGATTATTACGCATAATATAAACTACCTTTCCATTTTTCACTAGATACTACCATTATATCATAAGCCATAGGCATTGTCAACCACTTGTTGTATGGAAACAACAGCCTTAGGTCGCAATACCATCAATGAACCTAGACACCATAACACGGCTAACTGCCTTCTTTTTATTCATTTTCATAAATGCCGTTTTCAACTTACTTGCCGTAACGACACCATTCACAACCAATTCTTCATCTTCAATTTGCAATTCATTACCACCAGGTAAAATAAAGAATGTATCATAACCTTTGTTATAGGATTGCAAGAATTTTTCACTTTGTAATTTTTTTGCCAAACCTTTAACATATTCAGATTTGTGTATTTGAATGAAACGAGCATTAGCATCAACACCGTAAACTTGCTCACGAACTGTGCGACCTTGTTTATCAATATACTTGTTGGTAATACCGTTACGAACATCACGGCTTTGACCTGCAATAAAGAAACCAAAAATCTTGGCACCAGTCTTTGCTTTGTACCAGTCAAAAATACCGACACGCAAACCATCTTCTACATTATAATAACTATCATTGATACATGATTCTACTTTGATTTGCATTTTAGAATCACGGTCTTTGATATACACATTATCATTTTTTGGATTAAAGGAAGAAGGACGCACAACTGTTTGACCTTTATTTTCCCAACCATATGCTTCCCGTTCTTGCATTACCGTATTGCTATTATCAGCATCACCATCATGGACAACTACAAGATTAACCAAGTCAAGGTTATTCACTTTACGGAATTTTTGAGTAATTGGTTCAAGAGCAACCATTGCTTGAATCAAAGGAGTATTACCAAGAGATTCAGCATGAGGACGACCGATGCCGTAACGACCACGAGCATTCTCGGCATATGAATCACGCAAAGCAATCATATTACGGATTGAGTTATTGTATTCCATATTACTCATTTTAGAATTCAAATACTCACGGAGAAATACTGTTTCCCATGCGAACTCATTTAATTCAGGAGTAAAACCTCTTTCAATTTTTTGGTTAGGATAATCCACATGACGACCATCAGTAGCATCACCAAAGCCATATACTACAAATGGAATATTCACTTTACGGCAGAACATGGTAAGAACCAAAATCTGTTCAATAGAACCTGACATATTACGGGACATGGAACCTGAGCGGTCAAGTAACAAGACCAGACCATGAGATTTACCCTTAGGTATTTTCATCATCTTTTTAAAGATATTATCTTCTACTTGATATTTGTATAAACGATTGATATCAATATCACCAGTATTAGACACTTTAGCCTTTGCATAAGCACGAGCAGCTTTCTTCATTTCGAATTCTTTTGCCAACAAACCAATATAGCGGTCATTCTTTGATTTGAATTCTCTTACTTTTTCTGTATATTGTTTTTCAAAGCCTTCAGACCTACGCTCGGATGTTTTATCAAAGTAATATTTACCTAGTATCTCTTGAACCCGTTTAGCAGGTGTTACAATAGCATCAAGGTTAGGTTGAGGGATTTTACCATAAACATAATTTTTGGATTCTGCTGATAACAGACTGGTTTCATTATTACGGAAATTTTCATCTGTTTCACAACTAGGTTCAAACTGGTCATAGTTAGAAGCCTTAGAATCTTTATCACGGTTCAAACTTGTACCGTTTTCTTCGCCTTCTTCACCTTCGCCATCATCACCATTATTGTTAGATTTTGATTCTGATTTTTCACCTTGTTCTTCACCTTCGCCATCGGTGTCGGTATCTTCATCATCTGAATAACCTTCGCCATCGCCATCTTCTTCAGATTCACCATCATAGTCAGAATCGGAGGTTTCATATTCTTCACCATCACCGTCATCACCAGATTGTGATTCAACCATAGAAGCAAGTGCTTGTTGCATGGTTTCAAACTGTTCGTTTTTTGAATATTCAAATACTGCTTTAGTTACCCGTAAAACATCTTCCCATGTTTCACAAGCTTCAACTTGACTAACCAGTTTTTGTTCTTCAGGTGAGAATGTAATTTTAGTAAGGCCTGCCGATTTAGTATAGATATTCAATCGGTCAATAAATGACATTGTATTAACATCACGGTTTTTAAGACCAAAGAAATCACGGTCTAAAAGGTTTTGATAACCTTTAGAAAATGAGGTACGAATACCAGGAAATTTGCGTTTAACTTTTTTCTCAATACGAGCATCTTCAACTACATTCAAGAAGCCTTTGTATTTTTTACCAAGAGTAGAAACGGCATCATGCCAACCTTCGGCAGGTGTATAGAGTGCATGGCCAACTTCGTGTCCCATTAATAAATCATATAATGCACCTGACATATCTTGCCAGATTGGACAGTATAGAATACGATTCTTAGGGTCGAATTTTGCGGTACTGAGCTTTTGATGCTCAATAGTTAAATTTTCGGTGGCAAGTAATTTTGCTAATTGTGATTTTGATTCTACTGTAAATGCCATATAGACTTTCTAATTAATATACAACCATTATACACGAACCAGTAGGAATGTCAAGGCTACTTGTTGCTTGGAAACAACACCGTAAGCTCTTGTTTTAATTGAGGATTTTTCATAACCTCATGTAGGATATGACCTGCACCGTGGCATTGAAAGGCACGGAGAACATCGGCAACACAGGAGTAAAAGTGCATTTCTTCCTGTTCTAGTAGGGTGTGTGAGTAATCTTCTATCATTTGGCTATTATATACTACCTAAAATGTAATTGAGGCAATAAAAAGACCTTTACTTTTTACGGTAAAGGTCTAGTCTTTTCAACGATAAATGGAGATTTACTTGAAAAATTGGAGCGGTGCCTATGATTCGCACATAGCGTCTGAGATGGACTCCCAAACTGTTCTACAACCACCGCATATTCTGTTATCTTGTTGTATATAATTATATATGCTTTTTATTCGAAATGCAAGCGCTTTTTTAAAGCATTGCCTTGTTATCGACCAACTTGTGCCAAATATTTAGCTTTAGTTTCTTCCCATGTAAGATAGATTAGGTCATCATAGAATAATGTTTCATATGATACTCTATCTTTCTTCATCAACTGTTTGATACGACCCTTAGCGTGTTTGATTTTCCAAATATCAACCAATGCCTTGTAACTGGTATCAAATGATTTTACCAACTGCTCTTCTTTGATTTCACCACGGAGAAACTCATAAGAGTTATCATATAATGGTGAGAAGTAAATGCCTCGAGCATGGTCAGTTCTAATCAAATTTTTAGGAATGCCTAGTTTACTATAAGTGAAACCTAGTGACCTATTCTTATGGTCACGCTTGTATGGTTGACCTGATGGTTTCTTTGCAACATACCATTCAAAGTAATTACGGGTATGATTTTTCTTTAACCAGTTAATGATATTGCCACGGACTTTTCTACTTGGTTCAAATGATACTGAACCTGCCGTGAAGCCCATCTTTTGCCAATGGTCAAGGTTATCATACTGTGATAATCCATCAGCCTTTGTTCTGCCATACAATGATGTTGTTGTTACGCCAACCAATACATCACCATATTGTTTCTTCCAAAGTCTTTGCACTTCATCAGACAGGCAGAGTAGTGCCAATAACTTACCACCAACATAATTAAAACCTAATGGCTGAAATGGCACGATAGTAGAACCAATTGCGGTATGATTAATCATACTGCCTTGTGTCTTTAGTTCACGAGGCCAACCAATCACTTCATCACGAGGAGTAAGGTCTAAGAAATCAGATGATATACAGATGACACCTAGATACTTGCCAGTCACCTGGTCACGAACCAAGAAGTTTAGGTTGCGACCAATGTTACTATTGTTCTTCATTGTTGAAATGAAATTACGAACAGTATTCCAT